TCAACCCTTTGTATTTACTGGCTTTTTAAGAGATGCGACGTGATCGATGATGCGCCCGGCCAGGTCGGCCTGGCAGATCGCCTCGATGCCTTCCAGCCCGGGCGTGGAGTTGACCTCCAGCACCAGCGGGCCGCGGCTGGAGCGGATCAGGTCCACACCGGCCACGCCCAGGCCCAGCGCCTTGGCCGAGCGCACCGCGACCAGCTGCTCGGCCCGGCTGGCCTTGGCGGCCCGGGCACTGCCGCCGGCATGCAGGTTGGAGCGAAAATCGCCCTCCGGGGCCTGCCGCTGCATCGCCCCGACCACCTGATCGCCCACCACCAGGCAACGCAGGTCGGCACCCTGCGCCTCGCCGATGAACTCCTGCATGAGGAAGTTGGCATACAGCCCGCGCAGCGCCTCCACGATGCCGCGCGAGGCGCTGGCCTTCTCGGTCAGGATCACGCCGCGGCCCTGGGTGCCTTCGTTGAGCTTCACCACGTGTGGCGGCGGGCCCAGCATGGAGAGCAGATCGACGGTGTCGTCCGGGTTGTCACCGAACACCGTGACCGGCATGTCGATGCCCTTGGAGGCCAGGATCTGGTGGGCACGCAGCTTGTCGCGGGCGCGCAGGATCGCATCGGAGGGGTTGGGCGTACGCGCGCCCATCATCTCGAACTGGCGCAGCACGGCCGTCCCGTAACGGGTGACCGAGGCACCGATGCGCGGGATCACCGCGTCCACCCCGGTGATCGGACGCCCCTTGTAATGCATCGTGAAGCCATCCGCGGCGATGCGCATGTAACAGCGCAGCGGATCGAGGATGCGTACGGTATGGCCGCGCGCACGTGCAGCCTCTACCAGGCGGCGCGTGGAGTACAACTTACTGTTGCGGGAGAGGATGGCCAGTTTCATCGCGGCGCAGGGGCTGGAAAGCGCGAAGCATAGCGTGCTGGGGGTATCGGACGTGTCGACTACGCCTTTCATTCACAGACAGAACATCGGATCTTCATCTCTAACACTCGATGTGGGAGCACATCAGTTTCCAGCGTCGCTCCACGTCCGGTACGCCATTCCCAAGATGAAGCCGCCGACTGCGAGAAGTACGAAAAGAGGCCAGCTCAGAAGCAAAGCAATCGTACGCAAGCGCGCCTCAATACGCTGATAGTGCTTTCTGTGATAACGCCCAACGTTTCGCGATCCTCTTACCTCCCTGCGCAGCCTTTCATTCGTCCTCCAAAGCTGCTGAAGCGGCGTTAGACGGCGATGGACGCGAATGTTTGGCCAATTCTGGTAGGCAACCAAGTCACCAATGGTGAGTGAAGAATCAGATATTCCTTCTTTCTCCTCTTGGCTCCAGATAAACCGGACACCGAAGTTGGCGTAGAACTTGTTCCGACGCGGCCCATTGCGAGGGCCAGCATCGCCGGCGATCACCCTTATCGGGACAACACGCAACAAGGGGTCGAATTCGGAAGCCCAGCTCACGATTTTGTGGAACAGGAACGTCCCTACATGCATGTCACGGAGGCCCTCATCGACCATCACTCCACCGTTAGTGATTCGAATGCTTTGGTCGTGACTGGTCACTCTCCCTCCCATGTCGGAGACAAGATCCCCCGGACGCAACCTGGACGCGTCACCGAAAAGGTACGTTGCACGCACATGGATCGTCGCATCCGTATACCGGACGCTTTCCACCTGGGTCTGTCTTAGCGAAGTGTTTGTCTCCACAAGCAGCCAGTGAACTCGCTCAGCCCCTGAAGCGAGGGATTCGAGCACTTCAAGCGCAAGAATGTCGCTTTGCCGGTCTTCACGCTCAATCTTGATATCCACTTGTTGCCTGAGCTCGGTTTCGTTCATACCGCTATTGAACGCGTCCACGAACGCACAGGCAATGCTGGAACTTGCCCTAAGCACCTGGAAGCGAAAAAAGAAAGCACTTCCGGCGTCGCCGTTAGCTCATGCCCTGCCAGACGCGGGGATATGGAGCGGGTGAAGGGAATCGAACCCTCGTCAGTAGCTTGGGAAGCTCGCGAGCAATCCAAGTAGATCAATGCCTTAGGTAGCCTTTCCGCTCCGCAATGGCGCAAATGAAGGCCACGCAATCGCCGGTGTTTCGTACAGGTTTTCGGAGATTGCGGAGCGGGACGCCTCCATCCGCGAGGCTCTCGCGGAGATCGAACCCCAAAGCTTTGCGGCGAATCCTCTGACGATTGAACAAATAGAAACGGCCCCGGATTGCTCCGGGGCCGCGTTAGAGTTCTTGGTCTACTGACGACCCAGAGGCCGCTTTACCAGCCAGTCTTGTCGTTCATATGCCACTCCATTCTCAGGATGAAAAATCTCTTCAACCGCGCACTGCTCAATCGATGTGCTTTGCCATACCGTTTGATTTGTGCTCGTCGCTTGACTCCTTCACACGCCGAGCTTGCCAGTCTGACGCAAGTCTTGCGATCTCGCGGTAGCAACGCTCATTTTCAGCCTTGATCCGAATTGCCTTGATGAATGGCTCAAACACTACCCAAGTCCGGATGACACGTGTGGCTTCTAGGCGATAAGCATACTCTTCGCTCACCGCGCCAGCGTGAACAGCCCCGCAAAACTCCTCGAATTCATCTAAGTAGGAGGACATCACCGGCCGGTTTTCGGGCTTCTGGAGCAAGTTCACCGACTCTACAGTCAGAGGGCGCTGCTCCTCCATCTCCTTCGTGAATTTACACGTCTCTGCCAAATCCCGCAGCCGTTGCCGAGTCTCAGTTGTGATGAGATCCCCAAAAAACTGGTGGTACGAATTGATTTTGGAAAGGGTGGCAGTGGTCCTAGTCTGCCTCGCTATCAGCACCAGCGACAACAGGCCGATGCAAATGGCACCCGTCTGTATGACCGCTGCGACACTGGCATAGTTCCGCTCCTCGGGCGTCATGAACCAAACAGTGAGGGCACACCCGACCGCCACAGTCAGGGCGAATACGGTCGCAAACCCGCGCGTCCCTACCTGCCGAGAGGCCTTTTCCAAAACGTTCATCACCAGCTTCCTTGTGGCACTCCCCTTTTACAAATGTTAACCAACTTTGAACAGCCCTGGCAAACATTGCGCCGGGGCGAACGCTAATCGACAATCAATTAGCAAAAAAACTAACAGCATCGGCCACCTGCGGCCCCGCAGACAGACTGTCGCCGTTAAGCGGCCTCATCGTCTTCCAAGGGCTGCAGCCGGTTGGCGATACCGTCGAACCGGGCGGCCTCGGCGCGGAGGCGGTTAGCGCCACGACGACGCGTCGCCCTCGCCCGCCAGTCACCGCTGCGAATGCTGTCCAGATCGTCGGCCTGCTGCCATAGCAAAGCCGCCCTCGCGCGCGCCCAGCGCGCCTTGCCGATGCTCTTTTGATCCATGGAGCCACTGTCGCCGCCGGGGGTCGCACGCGCCGATACGGAGGCAACGCCGGCTGACTGCCTACCAGGTCCGGTTCTTCCTCGTGGCAGCGCGGGCCACTTCGCGCTGGTCAATCTCCAGGCGAAGCCGCTGCTGATGCCTGACCGCCCACAGCTCAGACCCGATCACGCCCTGCTCGTAGCTGGTGCAGTCCCGGCGCCCCCGGTACTGGTCGTCAAGATGACGGTCCACCTCAACCCACCAGACGTGATTGTCCACGCGCTTCTGAAGGCGCAATACCTCCGTGGCGCCGCAGTAGAGCGCATCCGGAAGTTCATCAGGGCGGCTGGCGACCGAACGCCAGCGGAAGTCGGGAGGAAGCATGCGCGCAGGATACGGGCCGGGATCTCAGATTCCGCGACTGGCCGTAACCGGCCCGCGAAGGGTCGGCGGGGCGCTGCTCAGGCGCCCCGGCACCCGGGCTGAGCTGCCTGCGGCTCCCGGATCCGACATGCCAATCATCGACCGCGCCGCACCCTGGGACCATAGGCCAAGTGCGCGAGAAAGAGTCGGAACAGCCCTACGCCGCCAGGCGGTGCTCGTAGAACGGGTGCCGCTTGTCGTCGAAGATCGAGTAGAGCGCGCCCAAGTCTGCCGGGTCGGGGTTGAGCCAGGCGTCCACGTGCTCGGGCTTGATGTTGATGATCGTCCGGTCGTGACCCGCTGCAGCGACCTCGGGCTCCGGGTCATCGGTGATCGCCGCGAAGGACAGTAGATCAGGCTCCTTGCCGGCCGGATCCACCCAGTGCGACCACAGGCAGGCCACCAGCATCGGATCGCCGGTGCGGGGGGTGAACTGCACTATCTGGTTGCCGCCGTCCGGCCCCTCGACGTTCTCATAGAACGTGTCCACCACCATGAGCGCGTGGGTGTACCCGAAGGCCGGCCGCCAGAAACCCTCCAGGCTGTCGCGCCTGGCGTTGTAGGTGCCGGGGTAGCGCTGGTCGTAGCTGGCCGGCTTCCCGGCGAGCCGGCACTGGTAGCGCATCGGCTTCACCACTCGGCTGCCACCCTCGGACACGATGACGGTGCCATACACGCCCGGGAAGATGCGCGAGTCCCTTGCCACGTGGTCCGTGCGCCGGAGGTCGGCCAGCTTGCCCTGGGCCCGGGCGATCTTGTTGGTGGCCACCCGGACGTCGTTCTCGGCCTTCTTCGTGACCTTCGTCTGCAGCGCGCGCTCGGCGTTGACCAGGCGGGTCTTCTGGGTGAACAGCTCCTGCTCGAAGGCTGTTGCATCCCTGCCGTTCCAGTCCTGAATCGCCGCCCAGACCGAGCGCTCGGCAGGGGTCTTGCCCGCGGCGAACGCATCATCCATGGCCTTCGGGGTCTTCGGCCGCTTCTTGCCCGGGTCGTGGGCATACAGCGCCGCGAACTCGTCCATGGACACGACCGCGCCGAACTCGCGCACGAGCTTGTGGTAATCGGCCTTGATCTGAGCGGAGTAGCACATGGGCGGATTACATCACGGGGGCCGAAAGGCGCCGTGAGCGACGAAATCTGCTCTCGCTTAACACGCGGACGGATATTATTCAGTCTCGAGGCGATTCGGCCCCGTTTCCGACGAGAAGGCCCATGCCCAACACCGGACAGTTCTATCTCCTACGCGTTGATGGTCAAGCCGACGAGGCCGAGAGGCTACTTGAGGTGACCGCCGTAGAATGCAGCTGCCTGCCCTGCGGCTGGACCTTCACCGCCACGCCCGGCCATGGCCTTACCACCCTTGTGGGCGGCGCGGTACTCAAGTGCCCGCACTGCGATAACAGGCAGGCAGTCAGCTTCGTCAGGTTCTCCGAGTTCGTGAGCCGAGTTGGCGGCACGTCTCACCTGCCGGCCATGGAGGCCGGCCACAGGAGCCGGTAACGGCGATGCTGCTGGCCAGTGAGCCGCCGGCGATGGGGCGCATCGCATCACGCGCGCGATGACACCCCGCGGAACAACCAGCCCGGCCTGCTCGATCCAGTGACCTGAATAATCAGCTCGCGACCTCCTCCTGGTCTTCGACTGCCGTGAACTTGTAGTTCCGCCCGGTGACCAGCCCCGCGGCGGCCGCGGGCGTCACCGTCAGGCTGAGCTGCGGAACACCCGCCTCGACTGGCACGAAGTTCAGCGTCACAACGCCGGGCTGATCGGCGATTTCCATCTTCATCTGCAGCTTTGCACGGAATTGCATGTGTATCTCCTAGCGGTGCGGCGGCAAGGAACGCTGGCCGCCGCGTCAGCGTTTAAACCTCAGTCGATACGATCGACAGGCTTTGATTGGTGCTCTGGAAGTCGTAGCTACCGGACTGGTGCGAGACGCCTTGCTCACTGTAGGAAACGATCTGCGCCCGGTACTGCCTGGGCCGGCTCCCATCGCCGCCATCGTTGAGCGTCACCGAGCCGGCCCAGTACGACGTGGCGATATCCGGCCCGTCCGTCTCGTTGTAGATGTCTATGCCGCCGCCGGCGGTAAAGGACGTCCAGAACGTCTCCGGGTCGTTATCGATCTTGCGGTACACGTTGACCGTGCAGGTGTTGGTGCCAACGCCCGCAACGAAGCCCGGCGTGCCGTACTGGTTCTTTTGCCGATTCACGCGCCGGCTGAAGCTAACCACCACGCTCTTGTTGCGACCGTTGGTGCCGAACGGCCCGTTGACCACTTCGGTGCCAACGGTGCTGGTCTGCGTGCTCTGCACCGCGTTACGCAACACACCCGCCGCCAGCGATCCACCCCAGTAGGCGTTGCCGTTTACGTCCATCCAGACGGTGGCGTTCGCCTTGCTTGCCGCGGCAGCGCCGACGTTAGGACCGAAGTAGTCCATCAACCCTTCACCGCCAACGCCGAAGCCGTTGCCAATGATCCGTTGACTGTTTCCCTTCCATGTACGGATATAGCCGTCGCGGACTTCCATCCCGTCCGCCGCGCCATTTGGAGAGAGCACGCGGAAGACATGAGCCAAGACATCGAACGACACGACGTTGCCATTGTTCTTGACCTGCATCCCGCCCACCTGGCCGTTGGCGTTCACGAACAAGTCGTATCCTGCGAACGTCTCGCTACCACCAACACTCCATGGCGACGGGCCTGCCTGGCCATCTTGCATCTGTTCAAGCATCGGCTGAACAGCCCAGAGATAAGGATTCGTGTGCTGTGGCCCAGTTGCGGCAGCAAGAAAGCCGACACAGACCTTGCGCGCATTGGGTGGAGCTACGCCTGACACAAAGATACGCGGCAACGTTGCCAGAGTTGGGAACTGAGCATTCTGCGGAGGAAGTGGTGCGCTGTGATCGTTGCGGATCAGCTGGTTATTCTCGTCATAGAAATACAGCACCACATGTGCGATGCACCGGAACGGGTTGAGCCAAGCCGAGCCGCCATAGCGTTTACCGGGCTCGGCCGCCAGCGCAACCTGATTTCGCACATATCCGTACCGCGTCTGCCCAGCGGGCGGGTTCTCGAAGTTGACCGCGCGGATACCAATGGCGTTAGTGCCGACGGGCCAGTATCGGGGATTCTCCAGATTCACCACGGGGTCAATCCAGAACCCTTGGTCGTTCCATTCCCATACCCACCCGCGAGCACCATCCTTGAACGACGCGTTTGCAACCAGGTTGCCGCCTCCCTGAGTCGACGAAGCCACGCGAGCTGTGAGCGTCTGCACCGTGCTTGCGTCGGCCTTCTCTCCCACGCTGGCACCCACCTGGTTGACCTGCTGCCCGAGCGCAGTGATCTGGCCCCCCTGCTGGGTGACGGTAGTCGTCAGCGCGGTCAACCCGGTCGCGGCCGCATCGGCCGTCGTCTTGGCGCCATACGCATCGGTCACGTCCTGCCACATCACGTTGTCGATCAGCAGCGCGACATTCTGCGGTGTCTGCCCGTTGCGGCCTTGGATGGTTGCCCAGAGTTGGGCTTTCACGGTGGGGTTGCTGATCGTGACGTAGCCCGAGATCTTCGTCCAATTCGCCAAGGCATCCATTCGCTGCGCGCTGGTTGTTGGCGCGGAATACCATGCCCGCACGCCTGCCGAATTGATTCCGGTCACGCCGATCGAGTAGGTTGCGCCACCCGGCGCGACAGCATCCGGATCGTTCTTGAGCCATGCCTCCACGAAGTACACGCGCCCTTCGTTTGTCAGGATCTCAGGACCAAAGTAGGTGTCCGTGTTCGTATTGCTGGGCACACCGGTACGCAGCAGCCGCGCAGCTCGAGCACCAACGTACGCACGGGCGCCAGCGACACCAGCGATCGCTCGCAGCGTGCCGGTGCCGGCCTGATAGATCAGCACGTCGGCGGCATAGGCCTCAAAGCCCCCGTCGATCATGATGTTTGGCCCGGCCTGCTGAGTGGCCGCGAGCTGTGCGTTCACCGTGGTGATCGCTTGGCCCTGAGCGGTGGTGGTGCCCTCCAGCGCAGTCACCTTCCCGGTCAGCGTGCTGGTGGCCGCAACGGTGGCATCCAGCGACTGCGACATCGCCCGCTTGTCGTCCGCCCCGATCGGCACGCCATTCAGTACCTGCAGGGTGTACTCACACCACAGGTCAACACGGGCGCTCGTTGACGCGGGACTCAAAACCTCCGTGCCAGCGCCAGCTCCAAACTTTCGCCGGCCGATGAGGATGTACATACGCGAGCTGGTCAGGGAGCCGACTGCAGCCGTGGTCCCGCCCGCGTCCACCAAGGCCGCGCGCAGTGCCGCGGCGCCGACGCCTCCGGGCAATAGCGTGCCGATGCTGTCGCTGGTGTAGACGATGAAATACTGATTCTCGGGAATCGTGGCGATGAAATCGGCCATCGCTTGCGCGTTGCCGTTGGCGTCTGCCCAAGTATCAAAGCCGTTTCGCGATCCCAACGTGCTGTCGGCATTGATCAGCACCACACCGAAGCCCCGGCCCGCGGGCGCGACGAGCGCGCCCGTAGGGTTGCGAATGCCGGTGGCGCGAGGGCCGTTGGTGGGCTGGCCGGAGATCGTAGCGTTCGCCGTAATCTGATAGCTCTTCACTTCGCCCAGCGCGGACAGCTTGGCATTGACGCTCGTAAGCGCTGTGCCTTGGCTGGTGACCGTGTTGCCAAGCTGGGTGACCTTGCTGTCCAGCGAGGTCAGCGCCGCGTTGCTGGCCTTGCCGGCCACGTCCGCCTGAACCTGCGTCAGCGCACTTCCCTGTGCGACCAGCGTGCCCTCGATGACGCCGGTCCGCGTAGTGATGGACTGAAGGCCGGAAGCCGTCAGTTCATTCGCCGCCTGATCGGTTAAGTCGTATACCTCAATTCGATCAAACGCGACCGACGCCCCGGCCGTGGTGACAAAGAACAGGAACTTGGCGTCAACCCGCGAGGCCAGCGTTTCCGACCAGTCCACGGTGTACCGGGACCAGCTGGCGCTCGTGACCGTGACATTGATGTCCGAAGTACCCTCTGCCCCTGCAGCATCGCGGACACTGAGCCGGGCGAGCACATTCCCGCCTGCGCCGATAGCACGAGCTCTCAGAATTGCCTGAAATCGGCGTGGTGCCTTTATCGGCTGCCACGTGTTTTCGTTTGCCGCGACATATGGAGAATTGGAGGTACTGGCACCGCGCGAAAGGACTACACCAGGGCCGCCATCGCCACTTGTGGCACCCCACTCAATACTGTTGCCAGCAGGACCGGCTGCGCGAGTCCACCAGTCCATCCCGGACACAAAATTGCTGTTGGGAACTAGGTTGTCGCCTGTGGTCCGCAACCCATTGAGCTTGCTGTTCACCGCTGTCGTCGCTTGGGCATTGGCTTGATCCGCCGCGACCATTGCGTCCTGCAGCGTGGTCACCGATGCGCTGGTGGCGAGACCGCCGATGCCGGCGGGCATGCGGGCTTCCATGGTCGTGATGCGCTGCACCTGCGAGCTGTCGGCCGCCGCGCGGGCGGTGCGCTCATCGCCCATCAACCCCTGCGCTTGGCTGAGGTCGGTGCCCGTGTAGTTGCCGCGCATCTGCACGGCCAGGGTGGTCCGCTGGGTGGCTTCAGACGCGAGCGCGGTCACGCGGGCCTGCGTCTCTTCCTGCACTAGTGCCACGCTGGCGGCCGGCATCGGCCGGCCAATGGCCAGCCAGTCGATCAGGTAGTAGTCGGACACGCCCTGCGCGGCGCCCAACTGCAGTCGAACGGCCGAGATGGTGCTGGGGCGCCACGCAATGTCGGACACGTCCAAGGTGGCCACGCCGGCGCTGTCCCATGCCGGCTCTGCCATCGTCACCCGCTTGGTCGTGTTCCAAGTGGCGTCCGCCGTGGTGGTCCACTGCAGGGCGCCCGCCCAAGTCGGGTTGCCCACCTTCTTGATCCGCATCTTCACGAAGCGGTAGCCGCTGCCGTCGATACCCAAGCCGCCGGGCGACTGCACGTAGGGATTGGCCGCGGCGTTGGCCGGCCGCAGCCAACCGTCCACCAGCGCGGGCGCGCCGTTGCCGGTCCAGCTCTCCGTGGTCAGATTGAAGTCCCAGATCCGCTTGCTGTCGAACTGCGTTCCACTGCCGGCGGCGACCTCCGACAGCGCGCGTGACAGGGAGTCGAAGCCGTTCTGCTGCGTCTCGCTGACCGCGGTGATGGCGGCCTCGCGCTCCAGCTTCTCGTTCAGCAGGTCGGTGGCGCGGGTCTGCCCCTCGGCCGCGATCGCGTCCATGGCCTGGCCGATCTGGGTGACGCGGGTCTGCGCCTCCAGCACCAGGCTGGCGTTGACCGAGCCGATATCGCGAGCACGGGCGGCCGCCTCGTTGGCGTCAGCCAGCGCGCGGTCCACGATCTCTTTGTCCAGCTTCTGCTGGGCGGTAACCAGCTGGGCCGTCGTAGGCGCCGGCGTGGCCTCAACCACCGTGCCCTGCCCCGGCTTGCCGCGCACCGAAGCGGTGATGCGGAAATACCACTTCTGCCCGCTGCCATCGCTGTAGAGGTAACGGGTTTCGGTAGTGCGATGGATCTCCGTCCACGGGCCGTTCTGGCTGGGCCCACGCTCGATGATGTAGACGACCCCGGCCTGGTCGACGGCGTCCCACTCGATCAGAACGCCATCGGCCACCGGCTCAGGCGTCACGCCGTCCACCGGCGGCGTCTCGGGGGAGACGTACACCGTTGGGAACCAGGACGAGTTCTGGGCCGTCACCGGGGTGACAGACGGCAACGCGCCCGCCCCGATATCAATCAGGGTGATTTTCCGTTCTTGCATGGGGTTACCTGTTGAGGGTTTCGCGGATAGCGGAGCTGTTGCTCGTGCGTACGCCCGATGTGGTCACGCGCAGCAGTTCGCGGAGCACCTGGTTCTGTTCGGCCAGCAGGGTGTTGCCCTGCTGCACGGCCGCGGTCGTCTCGGCCTGCCCCTTCCCATCGACCACCAGGTCGAACACCGCGCGGCTGAAGTTGTCCGGCAGCGCCTCGATCACGTCAGCCAGCTTGCCCATGCTGGTGCCGTCCTCGAGGTCGAGGTTGCCAACCTTAATGCTGTCGATCAGACCGGTGACCTGCCCGTAGAGGCTGTTGTAGTCCTGGCCACTGGCGTAGAGGTTCCGACCGAAGCCCAGGGCCGCCTGTGCCGCCGCCTGCGCCGCACTGCTGTCGCCGCCGGACACGGCGCGCTCCAGCTCGCGCATCGTCTCCTGCAGCTTCTCCTGATCGGTCAGCGGCGACAGGTCGCTGATCGATAGTCCGTACTTCATCGCCTTCTTGTCAGCGTCGATCTGAGCCTGGAGCTTGCCCATGTTGGTCGCCCGCAGCGCCTCGATCTTGGCCAGGTCTTCCGCCCGGGCGCCGGACAAGCCGAGCGCCTTCGCGTAGTCATTGGCCGCCTTCACCTGCTGGCGGTACGTGCGCTCGATCGTGAGCGCCTGCGACTGGTACTGCGTCAGGTTGCCCGTGAGCAGCTGGGTCGAAACGTCGGCCATCAGTGCGCCATAGTCCCGAGCTGCACCGGTGAGCCGGGCATACGCCTCGTTCATGGTCTCGCCGGCTCGCGCCAGGTCGCCCATGCGCTCCACCACCTTGGTGATCGTCCCGTTGCCACTGCTGTTCCACAGCTGCGTGGCGTTGGCAATATCGGCCTGGATGGCCAGCGTGAGGCCGGCCACCTCGTTGAGCTTCGATGCGTCGGCCCGGTACTTTTGGGCAATGCGCTCAATCTCGTCCGCCGCGCCGTAGGCCTTGGCCACCGCCAACATGTTCTCGCCCGCCAAGCGCTGGGCGAAGGCCTCTTCCGCCTCGTAGTAGACGCGACCGGCGATCTGGCCAAACTGCTTGGTCAGGTTCCCGCTCTTGTCGAACTCCTGGCGGAAGCTGCCGGCGATCATCGGCGGAACCTTGATGCCAAGCGCCGCGGCGCCCTGGCCCATGGCCTTCTCGATCTGATCGAACAGATCGCGCACCGACTGCAGTGCAGCGTCATCCATGGACGTGCTGTTGGTGCGGCTCTTGGAGCCACGGAACAGGCTGCGCTTCTTCGACTGGCTGGTCTCGTTGACGCCCGACACGCCGCCATCGCCGATGCTGAACTGGCTGGCGCCGCCCGTCGTCTTCCAGCTGGTGCCGAACAGGCCGCCCCCGGTGACCTTGTCCAGGGCGAAGGCACCCAAGCCGATCCAGCCGGCCGGCCCGATACTCTTGAGTCCGCCGGTCAGCGCGCCCATCAGCCCTGAGCCGCCCTTGTAAGCGGCCATGCCGGCGGAGATGGCTCCGCTTACGGCATTCCCCGCAAAGCCGCCGGCCAGCGTGGAAAGGCCCTTGGTGAACAGGCCGTCGCCGCCCTGCATCCCCATCATGCCGCCGGCAAGCGCGCCGCCCCAGTTGATGCCCGACAGCGAGGACGCCTTGCCGCCAGGGCCGGCGAAGGCTGGCATGTTGTTGCCGAACCCCATCATCGACGCCGGGTCCGTGCGGGCGCCTGTGGCGATTCGGGTCTGGAAGCCTGCAGCGGCCCGTCCCTTGGACACCAGCGCGGCCACGCTGGCCAGATTCTGGCCACCGGCGGCGGTCCCATTGCCCGACAAAATGCTATAGCCGACCCGGTCAAGGATGCTCGTCTGGATCGGCAGCACCAGCTTCTGCTGCAGCAGCTGGCGAGCAAGGTCGCGCAGGCCCTGCTTGGCTACGTCCTTCATGTCGCCCCACAGGCTGCGCCAGTCGCGCATCCCGCTGGCAACGAAGTCCGCCATGGCGTCCGCGGCATCGCCGACACCGTAGATCACCACGTTGGCCCAAGCCTCGACGTTGGCCGCAGCCTCTTCCACCTGCAGCGACAGCGCAGCGGAAGCACCAGCCGCGGCCAGCATCGACCGCTCGTATTCTTCATAGCTCGCCGCGCCCTTGGCCTACGCCAGCGATTCCTTGCCACCGGCGGCCTCCACCGCCTTCTGCAGCTCCTGGCGCATGTCGCGCTCGTTGAGCAGCTGCCGGCGGTAGAGCTCCCGCGCACGGCCGACCTTGCCCAGCATGGCCAGCTCGCCGTCCATGGTCGCCAGCAGGGCCTCCGGGCTGGCCATCGCCCGATCAACCTCTGCCGCCACCTTGGCGTATTCCATTGCGCTTTGGGCCATGAGCACGTTGGCATCAGCCTGCGCGATGTTGCCCTTGGCCAGGGCGGCGTTGTACTCGGCCATGTTCTGCAGGTGCTTGGCCATCGCCTCGTCGAGCGGGCCGTTCATCGCCGCTGCGGCCAGCTGAGCCTGCTGGCGGTAGCGCTCCAGTGACTCAGTCGCGGCCTTCTGGTCCTTGGCAGCGGCGCGGTCGGCGGCGGTCGCCTGCTTTTTGGACGCGGTGAAGGCTGTTTCGGCCTTCTCTTGCTGAATGCGCAGGCGGATGTACGTCGTGCCTTGCGCGACTGCTGCATCCCAATCCGCGGTGCCTGGCTTCAACTTTCCTTGGTCCATGCCCGCCTGGAGCATGTCCCGAACATCAAGGCGTGCGACCTCTTTTGCGCTCTTTCCGATGCGCTCAATCTGCCCCGGAAGATTGACGATACCGTTGCTGATCGTCGCCGAAAGGGTCTTAAAGCGCTGTTCGAGGCGGTCAAGGTCCCCGATCGCCGCGGTCGCGCCTGGACCGATGCTCTTGTAGAACGCTTCCCAGTTTCCATCTTGCCGGAGGCGCTCGATCGCACCCTTCAACTCACCGAATGCAGGCCCCATCCGCTGCCGGAGGACGCTCTCCATAGCCGCGAGGTCACTCTCTGCGGGTTTGAGCTTCCCGCGAAGTGTCTCGATGGCTTTGCTGGTCGCTTCAATCTGACCTGCATAAGCAAGCGCGCCTGCGCCGTCACCACGCGTGGCGCTGCTTTGATCGCGATACAGGCCTTGCAGCTTCTGCTGGAGCGCCTCCAATTCCGCTTGTGCATCGCGCAGGGGCACAACCATCTTGCCGAAGCCTTCCATGGCCTCCCGTATCGATGAGCCTTCCAGAAGGTCCTTGCGCAGCTCGCGGGATGCTTCAGCGATTGCGTCCAGTGATGCTTTAAAGCCTTCGAAGCGCTCTTTGCTTTCCCCCGCTGCCTCGGCCGCTTTGTAGATACCGAAGCCGATAGCCGCCACGCCGGCCGCGGCGAGCCCTGCCGGCCCACCGATCGCTGCGTAAGCAGCGGACAGACCTTTTGCCGCCACGGCGGCGGCGGTCTGCGCAGTGGTCAGTCGCACGGTGGCTGCGGTCATACCGGTGAGCCCCACCGCCGCTCGGTTGGCCACAATGCTGTGCGCCGCCCAGAGCGTGGTGAGCTCCTTCAGGCCGACCGCCAGCTTTCCGCCTGCGTAGAAGATGCCCAGCGCCACCCCGACTGGCAGAGCCGCGGCGGCGATGACGCCCAAGTTATCGGCAAAGCCGTTTATTGCTGCGGTAGCAGCTCGAACAGTACCGCCTTCCGCACCGCTCCCCAGCAGATCCTCAAACGACTTCTTGACGGCACCGAGCGCTCCACCGAGTGTTTCACGGGCAGCCAGACCGGCACCGGCATACGACTCTTCCATCACCCCCATCACCATGGCCTGGGCCTCGGCCAAGCGCCCGGTGTCCACCATGGCCTTCAACATGGCCTTCTGTTGGTCGGTGAAGCGGAAGCCTTGCTTCGTCAGGGCGGAGATTCCCTCAGTGGGATATTCCAGCGCCTTCCCGATCGTCTCTGCCGATGCAGTGATGTTCTCACTGAGGCGCACGGACTGATCGATCGCCAGCTGCAGGGCGCGCGGGAAATTCTCACCCACGATGCTGGAGTAGGAGAGCAACCGGGTTTGCGCTGCCACGATCTCGCCCGACGAGTGCGTGGTCGCCTTCTCCATCTTGTTGGCCATGTCCACGAGCTGCCGACTGTTGTAGCCAGCAGCCTGACCGGTGGATTTCAGCGCGGCATTGAGCTGAGCCAGCTCATTCTGTGCGTTGATCGTCTCGGTGATGAACATGCCCAGCACCGCGCCGCCGCCGAGTGCGCCGAACCCTTTCGCCAGGGTCGCCATGCTGAGGTCGATGCTTGTAATCGACAGCTTCGCGTCGCGCGCAGCCTGAGCGAAGCTGTCGGACATCTCGCGCTGCATCTGACGCATTGCTCGCGCGGACCGTTCGGATATCCGCGATGCTTTGCCCAGGTCACGTTCGAAGCTGCCGGTTTCCGCCAACAGGTCAACGGTCAGGGTGTAGAGGGCCATGTTTCACCAATAAAAAAGGCCCGCACTTGGCGGGCCTTGGGATGACGGTAGATGTCCTGCAATCAGGTCTTCTGGCAGAGTTTCCTGAGGCTGAGCACGATGTCGGCGAATCCGTATAGGAACGGCGCCGAGAGCAGCGACGACACGGACGCGGTGAATACCCACGGCGCCACGCCCAGCAGGGCAACGGCGAGCCCCGCAACGCCAGCTGCCACGGACAGGTGTCCTACTGTCTTGATCATTTCGGGCAGGAGCGTGCTGCTTGCACGTTCTTGATCAGCTTCCATATCGACCCTCTTCGTTTGATTGACGGCAGATATTGCCAGCGTCAGCCCGGGATTTCCTCAAACTCCATGTATCCGCTGAAGTACTGCCGGCTGATGTTCTCGGCCGACGGCAGCTGGGTGGCGTGGCCGTACATCGCAGCGCGCGCAGCCAGAGCCGGATCGAACGCCTTGGTCTGAATGTCGCGATACTGCGGCACCACGCATGCACGCTGGCTTCCAGCCATCGCCATTGCGACCGTCTCCCAGTCCGTACCGGCCAGGCCGCCCTTGCGCACCACCTCAGTCGCGCGGCCGGACAGCGTGGCGGTCAGCCGGCGGTACAGCGCACCGGCCACGGTGTTCACCTGCCCGCCCTTGGTACGCGTGTGGGTGCTGGCGTCAACCGCCGCCACCGCCCATCCGTCCGTGATCCCAACGTCCACCACGCGGAAGATCGCGATCTCCCCGACCTCAACGTTCGCCGCAGTGGTGTCGATCTCGACCGCCACGCTGGTCACCGCGGCGGTGCCGCCCGGGAACAGCCAAGCACATACGGTCCCGGTCGGTAGCCGTACGGTCTTCCCGGTGGCGCCCGCGGCCCGCACGGTGACACCAGCGGGCAGGTTCAGGCCCAGCACGGCCACGATGCCCGGCACGACAACGTCGGTCAGGGTGATGCCGATGGACAGCGCACCCGTGCGGGCGATGCGCGCCCGGCGCGCGGGCTTGCCATCGAACAGCGCCGCGCCGCCGTCTGCCGTTAGCCAGGTCCCACCCACCAGCGCCACCGATTGAGGGGCTGGCATTCCATATCCAATCAACACGCGGCCGGTCCCCTTTTCGCGGCGCGAACCTCGTCCTCATTGCGTTTGAGTGATCGCACTTGGCGAGCGAGGCACGCAATCAGACTTCGTCTCATAGCGCCCTGATCCAACGCGGAAATAGAATTCAGCGTGTGCATGGCGCCCGCGACCAAGCTCTTGTTGAGGTCACCGGGTTCTCCGCCGCGCACGCATACCACTACACGGACGTCGCACTTTTCAGGATCGAATTGAATGGACACGGTTTATCTCCAAGAGGCAAGGGCCATCCTTGCCGAGCTGCGACGGATTCATGGGGAATTTGAGGAATTGATGAGCGCCGGCGACCGGCTAAAGAACAGCCGGGCCTACGAGATCGAAGAACATCGGGAGCGCCTCACTGCGTTGAAGGCCTATCTCAAGGAACGGAGCAAAATGCCCACCGTTGATGGCCGCAAGCGAGCCGTCACGATTTTGGAGTCGTCGTTCTTCGATCCAGCTATAAGGTCGGCTTCGGCCCACTTCAGTCTGAGGGTCAATGCCCCGCCGGCTCAGTGGGTATCGGGACTGTACGAGTCGTCGTCAGACGTTTCCTACTACATATTCCAGCTCCAAGCCCACATTGCCGAGTACACCCACTAGCCCCAGATCGTCAGGACCACGTCGCCGCTGGCCGGGTTGCGCTCAACGCGCCGTACCAGCACCGCCTTGCCCTCTTCCAGGCCGTACCGCGGGTACGTCAGGCGGCCGACTTGGCCGGGCTGCGGCGCCAAACTCTGATCGCCGCGCACCGTCACCTGGTAGAAGAACCGCTGCTGCCGGTACATGCCCACCACCCGGTCGATCTCCGACTGCGCGTCGGCCGCATCCCAGAACAGCGATAGCACCGGATCTGCGGCGTCCGCCCGGCGATAGTGCTGGTGCAGCACCCCGCCGCCGTAAACCTGCGCGCGGAACAGGCCGGTCAGCTCGTCGCGGCGCGCCTGCGGCACGTCCACCACATCAGTGACCAGATCCGAGGCGGCCAACGCCTGAGCGTTCGGCCGGTAGGCCATGCGGCGCGTCAGGTTCGGTGCGTCGTCAGGCACCGCGAGAAGATCCTCGGCCAGGTCGTTGGCCGTGAGCTCGAACGCCGGGGCGCCGGAGAACGTCTCGGGGGCGACCACCCGGGTGAAGCGCAGCACGCCGGTGGCGTCCTGGTAGCAGGCGGCGCCATAGCTCGGCAGGATGGCGTTCATTGCTTCCCGGCCGGTGATCGCGTTGCCGGCGTAGTAGCCGACGCCCGCGTAGCCGGTTGCAGCATCCACCGCGGCGCAGTCGCCGGCCGACCATGAGGTTTTGCCCAGGCGGCCCATGATGTCGGCGATCGCCTGCTGGAGGGTGGCCGGCCGCTGGCCGGGCCCAACGCTGGAAAGGTCGGCCACCACCGGCGTGACCGGAGGCGACTTCATGATCAGCTGCTGCCCGTCGGGCGACAGAGAGAAGGTGCCCGGCTCCATGAGGTCACCGCGGTCCATCACCGCATCGGCGTAGACCAGGCCGTCGGCCACGAACATCGCCGTCGCATCCGAGTTGGCACCCATCGCCGGCACGCTGGCCACCGCACCGATCACGACCGGTTGCGGCTTCCACGCCAAAGCGGCGATGTTCGGCATGAACACGCCGCGGTTGATCGTCTCGTCCAGATCGTCGTGGGCATCGCGGAAGTGAACCGTTTTGCTGCCGTCGTCGTTGATCTCGATGCGATCCACCGTGAATCGGAACACTGCCGCCGTGTCGGCCAGCATGCCGGCAGAGCTACCCGACCGGATCTGGACAGGCATGCCCGAGGCACCGGACAGGGCCAAGCCGTCGAGCAGGCCATCCGCATCAAGCACAACGCATTCGGCGGCACTGGTCTGGGTGACCGGATTGCCACCCCACGGCCAGAAGTTGATCTCGCTGATCAGGTTCACCCCTTCGGCGATCAGCCCCTCGTACCGAGCGTTGGCGGGCAGGTCGCCCGGTGCGGTCAGCCAGTCGGCGTCGGACAGGCGGGTGACGGGTCCGGAGGCCGCGGCCACCTTCCAGCCGGCGAGTGCAGCCGGGCCTCGCGCGTTCCACTGTCCGGCGTTCACCACCATGCACAGACCACCGGCCTTGCTTGCCGCGAGGGCGCCTGCAAAGTGCAACGGGCCCGCCAGAGTGATGTCGCGCTGATGCACCTGCGTGGCGCCCAGGTAGAGCTGCAGGCGGGTCGGCGTGCCGAATACCACCCGCAGACCAGCGATATCACCGTGCTTGGCGATCGGTAGGCCGCTGGCCACAGCCGCGCCGCTCAACATCACCCGCCCCGTTCCCAGCTCCCAACCGACCCCCGCGGCCGTGGCCCCGGGGTAGGAATTGAGCGGCGCCTCCGCGGTAACGACGCCGATCACGGCCGCCATCGGGTCGTCGCCCCATACGGCGACCTCGACCCCCACCGTGCCCGTGCTCTGCGCCACGTCCGACTTGGCCATGCGGTTGATGTTGGCCGCCGCAGTAGTGGCGAGCGTGAGGCCGCCGTCTCGCGCAGCCAGCAGCGGGCCGATGGGAACCGCCGCGAAGCGCCCGAAGTTGTCAGCCATTGGTCATCCCAGTGAATCGAACCAGTCCTGGGCCTCGTCGTCGTCCGATCGTGGCACCAGCACGTCAATGAAGTCCTGCATGCCGCGCTTCGTGCCTCCCTGGCTGTGAGCGGCGGAGGTAAAGGCAGCGAATGCGGCCGGCCTGATGTGCAGCCCCACCGGATCGATGGGGTTTCGCTTGTGGAACTCCCACCACCGCAGGAACTCCTTGCGCGACATGGTTCCGCGTAGCTCGGCGACCGTGCGGTGCAGATGGCCAGCCAGCACATGCCAAAACCAGTCCTCGCCCCGCTGCCTTAGGCGTTTCCCGCCTCGGCCTGGGCGTCAGCAGCCTTCTCGCCGAAACCCGAATGTTTCATGGCCACCTGCTGCAGCTCGGCGGCTACCAGCGGCTTGAGCTGCGCCGCCTGGGCGGCCGTCATCACCGACTTGCCGTTCTCGTCGCAGATGGTCGCCGCGATCAGCTTGGCGCGATCGCCGTCCTGGAAGAGCTTGCGGAACTCAGCATCCGGCAGCTCGCGCACATGGAACTGCGCCTTGTCGCCGCTGGGCAGCGTGATGGTGTCTGCATGCACGTCCTTGGAGGCAAACATGCCCAGGCTGGTGAAGGACTGCAGCACGGTCTGTTCGGTGGCGCGCGTATCGGTCGCCGGGGTGTCGTTGGTCTTGCTCATGGGCCGTTTCCTGAAATGGTGGCTGGGCGCGCAGGCCGCGCACGGCTAACACGCGGGGGATCCCGCGCGCCCGGCCAAAGAGAAGGCCCGCCGAAGCGGGCCGAAAGAGAGAGAGCCGTTGGTCGGATCAGTTTCCGCCGGCGGGCCGGTTGGTCTTCACCGGGCCAGTGCCGCGAATGGTGATGGTGGCCTTCCAGACATCGTTGTCGGCAACCTGTGCCGCGAAGTTCTGGATGAAGCCCTTGAACTGCTTGGAAACAATATCGTCCGGCGGCTTGATCACGCCTTCCAAAGCGACCGGCTTATCGGCACCGGCAGTCTCAGACTTCGGCGCGGTGACCAAGAAGTCGACGACGGCGCCGGTAGCGTGCAGGGTCTCAATGGCTTCATGGGCCGTCGAGTCATAGATGACTTCGATGGTCGTGCTCCCCGTGGCCTTACGGCCGGCAACGAACTGGTCCCAGTCGTCGTCGAAGTCGGAGATATCGATCTCCGAGGCTTGGCCGTCGGGGAAGCCGACCGAGCGCAGACGGGTCACCTTGATGACCTCGTCCGCGCCGATCGCGATGAACAACTGGGTGTGCTTGGATTTAATTACGTGGCCCATTAGAGAATCTCCATTCATGCCCCCGGAGGGGCGCAGGGTGCGGGTTGCGGTCATTTAAAGTTCCATCGTACCGTGCCGTTAACACGTCACAAGGAAATGGAATTGCAATAGATGAAAATCAAAAACATCGCAATGAAATCAGTTTTCCATGGAGTCGGCTGGGGGGCCATCGGCCTCGCGGCGGTGGGGATCTTTGTAATGGTCACCAGCGATCAGCCATGGCTGCACAAACAGCCATTTACAGACTTTGCATTTGGGTACTCCTTGGCGTTCTTGACAGCCGCTGTCGCGAGCGTGTTCGTGAACTTCCTCTATGCGCGGTCTTTAGGAGACCTTTGGAGCGAAGCCAATAAAAGACGGAAATTCCTCGACTGCATCGTTATTTTTATAGGGGTCGTCGTTGGGTTCACCTATCTCCGTTTAGGACTCTTTAGCCCGATCATGTTCAAGAGCACATCACCCGCAATGGCAACCGGCTTTATGCTAGGCAACCTTCTGTGGGGAGAAGCAGCATCCCGCACCATTAACGCGTTAATTCAGTCTAAGCAGGGCGAAAATGCGCAAAACGGCTTAGATACCGAGCGGAATGCGGAGAAAGAAAGCGCCGCCAGCTCTTTGAGTGTTGCGAACGCCGTAAAGCCCGCAAAGCTGGGGGAGGCGAAGAAGAAGCTGACGAAAGAGCAATCGAAAAAGCAATCAGATAACCGACCAAAGAAAAAACGTCGATAACGTAACGCTCAACGAATGGAAAGCACTCGCGCGTCGAAGCAGATGCCGAATGCACCGGTGTCGTCGTCATGAGGCGTCGGGTTGTAGGCCTCAATACTGCCATGCCGTTCCACCTCGTCGCGGATCGAAATTGCGGCGGCGTTGGCCTGACTCGCCCCATCGCCCCATACGGTCAGGCGCACCCGCCAGCCGTCCGCCGGTGGTGGATCGGAAAGCTGCGCTATTGGTGACCCGCCCACGACGCTCCACGTCGCGTAGGGCAGCACCACGCCGTTGGGCGCCACGCCGGGCCACACGCGAATCGGGTCGCCCAACAGCGCGCGCACAGGGCCACTGGCCTGCAAAATCGATTGGATCAGAGGAACCATCACAGCACCCAGCCTTGTCGTTTCAGCGCGCGAGTGATCGCGATCCACGTTTCGTTGATGATGGCCTGTGCCGCTTGCGGACCACGGGCTTCCGCCGAGGGCGTCAGGAATGGCTTTGCCGCCATCTTCTTGGTCCCGAACTCAACGTGCCGCCAGTAGTGCGCCCAGCCGGTGGTTTCATAAACCTTGCCGACTCGGCGTAGGCGCTGGTTCCGCTTCGTGTTCGAGTACTTGGCCTTTCGGCCAACCCGCACGCCGACGGTGAAGTACTCACCGTCCTTGCCCACGCCTGCTCGGCGCCGGTTCCTCGCGTTGGCTCTGCGGACCACGATCTCGCTGGCAAGGAACCCGGAATGCTTCACCACCCGGTTCCGAGCCTCATCACGGATGATGTTGCCCCCCTTGCGCATGCCGGTGCGCAATGGCTTTCCGCGGACCTCGTCCGGCAAGCCGCGCAGGGTCGTCAACAGCCCCTTCAGACCATGAAGCTGTAGTTCCTCAGCCATCCGACACCCCCGCATCCACCATGAGGTTGATGTGGCTGCGTGCAGTCGGATCCGGCAGAACCGCGCGAATGGCGTACACCTGGCCGTCGAACATCACCCGCATGGTGTTGAGGACCCCCGGCAGATACGGGATCTCCATGCGTGCCGTCACCTGGCCATGCTCGGCGCTTGCCGCCGTGAACTCTCTCCCGGACAGCGGCACGACCTCCGCTGGGACGTCCAGATGCCAGTCTGCCCAGGCCTTCCGGTCGCCGCCGAGCGGATCGCGCACCGTGGCGAAATCCTGCAGCGTGATCCGATGGCGATACTTGCCGGCGCGCCTCATGGCATCACCCTCCTATAGGGGAACATAAGGCGCTCGATCGTAGGGTTCTCAATCGTGCCTGCCGCAATGCCCACCTCTCGGTTCGCGTACAGGTCGCCGATCAGCAGAAGCATCGCCGCGCGTAGCGGCGCCGGCACCGGACCAGGAACGGTATCGAACAGAATCGGGTACTCGCCGGGACCGCTTGTGACGGTGCCTGGTTCAATCGGTAGCGGCGCGCACCGCTCGCCTACAGGGCTCCATTCGTAGCTGGCCACCACCAGTGCGTAGGCGGTCGCGCGCTCAACCACCTCACGGGCGGCCACGATCAGGGCACCGATCAGGAGATCGTCGGCGGCATGGATCACAGCCAGGTGCGCTTTCGCTTCCGCCAAGCTCACCGGCTCTTCAGTGGCTGGGGCTCGCGTACGCAGCATGGATCAATCCCCTTCAGCGGAAGCTACGGCATTGGGATGGGTGTCGATGAAGCCGCCCGCCTCGATTACGGCTGCGTGTGCAGCGTCGAATTCCCTCACCTCGCCGCAACGCCCGAAGGCGCTATCGCTCAGCACCAGGCCGCGCACCTTTTTGCCCGGCGGGGCGTGAGTGGTTGGCGCCTGCTCGTCCTGCCCCCGGGGCTGGCCGGGGTCCCGGACTGTCTCCGCACCGGGCGCTGCCGCCTTGCCGTCCCCGGCGGTGGAGCTATCGGCATCCGCTTCGGCACTGACGCCGTCCGGCCTCGCAACTGGATCGCTATCGGGTGCGGTGGGGGCAGCAGCCTCCGCCGCGCTGGCCACCTCAGTGACAGACGCATCTGCCGCGGCAGCCGGACCCGCCGCAGCTTCGCTGGCGGGCAAGGCTTGGGATTTCTGTTTTGCCATGGTCCTGCTCCTGGTACAGGCCAGGCGGTCAGCAGACCGCCCGGCCAATCAAGGGTGCCGGCTTACGCCGCGGCGCCGTGCTGGAAGGTTTTGACCGCGCCGCCCACGTCGATCAGGTTGCCGCCGGTCCGCATCCAAGCAAGGAAGCCCACCTGCCCCTTCTTGATGTAGGCCGAATCGTTGAAGCGGAACAGCGTCACCGCCATCACGTCGCGGATCTTGTAGTAGCTGAAGTCACCGAAGACGATCGACTTGGCGCCAGCTGCCGGGCTGGCCATATGCTGGTTGATCTCGATATCACGGTTCAGCAGACGATCCGGAGCGCCGCCCGGATTGCCCTGTTCGTAGCCCGGCACGAAGATCGGGCGGCCGCTTTCGTCCTTGACCTTGCGGACCATCTTCAGCATGTCGTCGTGGAACATCCACTTACCGTTGGCGCGGTATGCGGGGTCGATGCTGTGCTCGAGGTCGATCAGGTCGTCATACAGGATGAGCGGAATGGCAGACGCCGCGCCGATCTTGCCGTTGCTGGCAGCAGTGATGAGACCCATCGGCTGGCCGACGCCGGTGCCCACCGTGTAATGACGGTTGGTGACGCGACCCAGTCGGGTCTGCAGGCGGCGGGTAATGAAGCCCTCGATGTCGGAGGTCGTGTCCTGCAGCAGCTCCCAGGGCACCGTGACGACCTTGGAGCTGTACTTGTGCACGCCCAGGCCCTTGGTGCCGAACTCGACGTCATCGTCGGTCGCCGACTGGTTCTCCGCGACGACCTCACCCTCTTCCGAGGTGCCGTCACTGGTGGGGTACTGCATCGGCTCGCCGCCGGCGGTGGTGAAGACATCCGCCACACGGCGCATGCCGCCGAAGTCCTTCAGGGCTTCGAGGATCTGCGCTGCGAGCGTGGTCGGGACGGTATAGCCGCCCTGTTCCGGGTTCACATTCGGGTTGCCGCTCATTGCGGCGTTGACCTGGGTCCAGTCTTCCGCACTCAGGGCCTTGTCGCCACCACGAGCCCACTTGTCGAAGAGCTTGCGGTCCTGCGGACGCTCGCTGTTGCTGGGCGCGTCGTGCTCACGCACGCCAGCATCGCGCAGGTGGTTGTCTGCGGTCAGGTCCATGATCTTCTGGTGGCGCTCGATGGACGCGTCGATACGCTCGATTTCGGCGATGTTGGTGTCGTACTTGGCCTGGTTCTCGGCGGTCCAGGTATTGCCATCACCGGTGCTGGTGTCCAGCAGGTTGCGGGTTTCCTTTGCCAGCGCGGTGCGGCGCTCCCGCTCGGCCTGAATGTTAAGGGGCATGTGTCAGTTTCCTTTGGGCGAAAAAAACCGCCTTGCGGCGGCTGATGAACTGCGGGCGGGAGTCGCTTACGCAGGCGCGCGCTCGAGCAGCGCAAGGCGCCGATCAAGCCCGGTTCGGTGAGCGGCGATGGCGGCATCGTCATCGCTCGCTGTGTTCTTGGGCTTCCCGAGCGCAGCCGGGGCGTTGTTGTAGGCCGAGAGATCCCAGCTGTTGCTGGCGCCCTTTTTGCCCACCACTTCCACCACCCGGTCGGCGAAGCCGTGCTGCACCGCCTCATCAGCGGTGAACCACGTCTCTTCGTCCATCCACTGCACAATCTGCTCGGAAGTCTGGCCAGAGCGGCGGGTGTAGTCGCCAGCGAGGCCAGCATCGATCTTGGTCAGCAGCTCCCCGGTTTTCGACATCTCGGCCTTGTTGCCGATCGCAATCGTCCAGGCGTTGTGGATCATGAACTGCGCGCCTTGGCTGATTTCCACCTCGTCGCAGGCCATGCAAAGGCCGGTCGCGGCAGAGGCTGCGATGCCATCGACGTGGGCAACCACCTTGGCCTTGTGCTGAGCAATGGCCGTCATCATTGAGCGCGACGCGAACACATCACCGCCCGGGGAATCGATCCGAAGGTGAATCGTCTCCACGTCCATCGCTGCCAGCTCACGCACAAAGGCGGTTTCGTCGATATCGCCCCACCACCCGCCGATCACCCCGTGCAAGTAGATGGTGGCCACACCGTCGCCTGCTTCGGCGCGGAGGGGCTTGGAGGCGTTCGCGTTGTTACGCGCGAGCTGCAGTAGCTTCGGAATCGGCATCGTCATCAGTCCTATCGGGATCGTTCTTGTTGGCAGGCTTGGCCGCCTCGGTAGGCAGGTACAGCGTGTCTCCGCCGGGGATCGGCGGCAGGTTCTTCAGGCGGCGAACCTCGTTGACGTACATCCAGCCTTGGGCGCCTGGGCCGCCGAGCGCCTTGCTGAAGTACTCCGCTTGGGCCTTGGAATCACCGGCCATGAAGCCGTCGACGTTGTGTTCAACGTAGAACCGCTCCGTCCGGAACAGCTTGCGGTTCAACTCATCCTTGACCCGCTTCAGATGGGAACCCAGCGTGTACTTCACGAATCCTATGCCCATGGATTCGATGCCAGTGCCGAAGCTACTGGCCTTCGTCGTTTCACCGATCATGTGCGGCGGAACGCCGAAGGCGCGGGCGATGTCGATCACCTGCCACTGTCGCGATTCCAACAGCTGCTGGTCCACAGCGGACATGGTCAGCTCTTTGACGTCCAGGCCTTCCGTCAGGATCAGGGGAATGCGGCGGTTCCCTTGGATGCCTCCGTACTTCTTCACCCAGGCATCGCGGAAGCTTTCCTGCATGTCCGGCGTCATTTTGCTGGTGGAAGTGATCGCCACCTCCGGCTTGCCGCCCTCGCTGAAGAACTTGCCGGCGTGTTCGTCGCCTTGAATGGCGATGCCGATTCCGTTCCGGGCACCCCACTGAATCACCGACATCGATGACACGCCGTTGAAGCCGAAGCCCGGGATGTGCAGCACGTCATCCTGATCCACCGTGAAATAGCCGATGGTGTCGTGGAACGTGTACTGCAGCCGGCGCGGTTCCTTCGGGCCGGAGCGCTCCTGTTCCAATATCGTTACCTGATCGCGTGGCCAAGGGATCAGGCCGGTTACCGCGCCGCTGCGGTTGCGGGTGGCGTAGGCGATGCCGTCTCCGCGCAACAGCATCTGGGAGATCAGGAACTCCCAGGCGGTAGATGCGGACCATGCCGGGCCAAATTGCTCGTTCAGGATCCACCAATAATCGTGCTTGGCGCGCTGGCGACCGTCGTCCATCCGCTCGAATACCGGCAACGGTAGCTGTGCGATCGAGCCAGCGATCAGGCTCACGCAACTGTAGACGGCCGCCACCCGCATCGCGGTCTTGTCGGTTACAACAGCGCCAGATGCCGTCGCGGGGTTTCCGAAGACCTCAAACATCCGAAGATCGGACGAGGCTACGGTGTCCCCCTCAGTCAACGCATTTACGGTCGGAGCCTTGGCCCGGAGCGCGCGTTCTATACCGAGGGCAACATCCAAGCGGTTGCGTGCGATTTTTGCGCTCATCAGTCCATCACCACGAAGCCTTGTTGAATTTGACCGGTGTCCTGCGCTTGCATCGCGCGGGCCATGGCCATGATCAGCGCCACCGCGCCGTCGATCTTGTTGTCGTTCGATTCCTTCCGTGGGTACACGTGCTCCTTCGCGTCTATCCGCGCCACCACGTTGCCCATCATCCAAGTCAGCGCGGCGTTGCCGTCGTGCCACAGCTGGTGGGACAAGATCAGGGCCTCCACTTCCTTCATCGGCTCGGAGAGGTTGCGGACCGACTGGGCCATCTCCACCACTGGCAGGCCCTCTTGGCCAAGCCTGGTCATGACGTAGGTGGCTTGGGTCGGATCGAAGGCGATGTCCTGAATGTCGATTCCGCGTGCCGCCAGCTCCTTCAGCTCTTCTTCGATGAAGGCGTAGTCGGTCATGTTCCCTGGCGTCGCCACCATCAGGCCTTCCAGCACATACAGCTGGTAGCGCTCGTTTTCCTCCACCGCCGCTTCCGGCACGTAGAAGCGCGGAACAACGTAGAAGGAGCCGTCCTTCTCGAACAGCATCACCACCGCCGCAACGTCCAGCTTCGATGCGAGATCGACGCCGACCCAGCAGCGGCAGCCGTCGAAGTCGTCGAGGTCGAACGACCGCTTCTGCCGCTGCCACGCCAGCATGTTCATCCAGGCGAGCTTGGCGCCCACCCAGTCGTTCAGGTGCTTGGTGCGGAAGGCGCTTTGCTTGCTGGCAGACCGCTTGGCCTGCGCCAGCTGCGCCAACAGGAACTCTTCGAAGACCGAAACACCGTAATTGGGGTTGGCCTTGCGCAGGCTCGCCGGATCGTCCCACCGGTCGCCCTCGTCGATGCCGAAGATCATCCCGAAGATGGTTTCGTCGGTGACCTCGCCTTCCAGAATTCGGATCACATCGCGCCGCTTCTCGTAGCACGGCCCGCCCAGGTTGGTCCCGGCGGTGGTGATGATCCCCAGCAAGGGCTGCTCGCGCGCGCCCATGCCAGTCTGCATCGCATCGACCATGTGGTCGGTGTCGTGCTCGTGGTATTCGTCCACCAGCGCCGCGTGTGGGCTGGAGCCGTCACCGGGCTTGCCGATCATCGGCTCGAACTTCGACATGTCCTCCATGACAAACATGGAGCCGGGGTTCTTCGGGTTGCCCGACTGCTCGATGCCGAAGCGCGCGCGAAGTGCGGGCATCTTCTGAACCATCTGCCAGGCCGGCCGGTAGACCTCGAAGGCCTGCTTTTCGCTGGTGGCGCCCGAGTAGATCTCGGCGCCGGCCTCGCCGTCGGCGGCGAACAGGTACAGGCCCCGTGCCGCAAGGCGCAGCGACTTCCCGTTCTTTCGGGGGATCTCTTCGTAGGACTCGCGGAACCGGCGCATGCCGGTGGACTTGCGGACCCAGCCGAACAGGTTGCACTCGATGAAGTGCTGCCACGGCTCGTACACCAGGCGCTGCTTTTTCGCCGCCCACTTGCCCTTGGTGTGGGGCATCAGCTCCTGGAACTTGACCGCGCGATCGGCCTTGGCCGCGTCGTACTTGTACGGCCAGTCAGGGCCCGTGCGCTTCAGGTCATCCAGAAACCGCTGGCAAGCCAGGATGATGTACCGTCCGGCCGGAATCTTCCCGGCCACCACGCTGCGTGCGTAGGCCTTGGCAGATTCGCTCGGGGTCATGCATCAGAACTCGTCGAATGGATTGCCCCCCTGGGGCTTCTCGGTCCCGAGCTTCTGGCGATCCGCCGGCGTGAGGCCGAGCCGCGCCAGGCAGCCGATCAGGTGCGAGTACTTGGCCGCCTTGAAGTCGGCGCGGTTCGCGCGGAACTCGGCCAGCAGCGACGCGGCCACCTCCATGACGAATCGGTCCGCGCTGGTCAGCACCCCCGGCAGCGAGCACTTGTCCAGCTCCTTCCAGACTTCAACCACTTCTTCGGGCAGGTGCCCCGGCGGCTTGCCGAGTGCCTTGCCCGTGGTCGGGGCGACCTTTTTGTAGCGCTGGGGGTTCTTTTTCTCGGCCCCTTTTAGCTTGGCCAGCTCGGCCGGCTGCTTGTGCCTCGCCATCGGGGCCAACCTCGAAATTCAAATTCTGTGGAAATGCGACCAAAAGAGGGGGCGCGTATCGCGAGGCGTTCAGCCTCAACTTTCACCCTCCCCCCTCCCTTGGCGACCTCCTCCGTGGAACGCGTCACGGCCGTTGGGGTTCCACGCCGGCCGCCCGAACCCGCCGTTCTCGCGCGCGGTCTTCGCGCTGTGGCAGGGCCCGCAGAGGGACTGGTAGTTGCCTGGATCGTTGTTGGCGTCGTCGCCGTCGATGTGGTCTACATCCGTTGCCGCCTTTACCCTGCCCAACTCGGCGCAGTGTCGGCATAGCGGCTCCCGCGCCAGTTGAGCCGCGCGGATCTTGCGCCATGCGGCCGAATTGGTCGGCAGCGCCCTTCGGGCCTGCCGCCGCTTAACTTGTAGCGCGTCTTCCTTGTAGGGTTTCCAGCCGGCCGGCCGGTGCTGGGCGGGCCTGGTTGGCATCAGTACGGGTTCCCGTCCATGTCGGTGCGCTGCGGCTCTGCCGCGGCGTCACCCTCCGGCACCGGCACGCCCACTTCTTCGCCCAGCAGCAGAACGACCGACTGCGTGAGCAGTCCGATCTGTTCAGCCTGTTGAGCGATCTGTCGTCCCTGCTCCGCGATCGTGGCGTGCTGCTGCTCGGCCAACGACAGTAGGCGGTCTATGCGCTCGTCCATCAGAACTCCTCGACGGCCCAACCGCCTCCGTCCCGCTTCGGCTTCACCCGGACCGCAATGAAGCGCATGGGGTAAAGCGCGGCAGCCATCTTGATCTTGACCCTGGCATCGTCCATCCAGAAGCCTTTGACCTCGTGCAGCTCCATCACGCCATCAGCGGCTAGCACCGCAAAGTCGGGCGTGTAGAACATGCCGTCAGCCAGGCGCAGCTTGATGCCCTCGAACTTGTGCCACTGGATCTCACCGGCGGCCTCTAGCTGGCGTAGCCGCTCCGCGTAGGCGGCCTCGGTCTTGTTCATCTGGCCGACCTTGAGCCGGCCAAGCGCCAACATGGC